TATCCACAGTGCTAACTCACGATTGTCTACACCAGGTATTTCAAAGTCTGCTGCAGCTGCACCTTCGTCTGCTACATGTTGACTGGTAATTTTGCTACCTATCTCTGTGCAAAGCTGTGCACAACGGAAGCCGCTAGATATGATTAATGGTCTATCAAAATGTGATCGCACTGGTTGTAATATATTTATAGCTAATGCTTTTAAGTTCTCTATCTGCTGAGGATTAGGATTATTGTTAATACCTTTTCTCTCCGCAATCTGAGACTTAGTTAACTCGTCAAGAGTTATATTTGCTGTAAGTTTCATTATTATAGTATACTTAAAATTTTCTTACGATCCATGTATATTTCAGTCTTAGCCTTCACTTTTTTGCAGGTAAATACTACTCTTTCTGGGTTTACCTCGTTTTGAGCGATACGCTTGGATTTCAAACAATCAGATAACGACGGTTTGTATACATGCTCTATCATATTTCCGTTTAATGTAAGTATAAGTGCGAATACAGTTTCTATCATTTTTTATAATTATCCAATGTTATTATATCTGGATTCTCCTTCATATATTGTTCTTTTAATACTGTCCAGTAGCTTACTTTTGGGTCAAAGTCTCTCTCACCAAAAGACTGCGTAGATACAAGACCTAATTCTGCACACATATTAATTAACTCTGCAAACTGTGGAGGCGGTGGATTAATTCTAGGCACTCTTTTACATTCTTTTACAAGTTCTAATTGTGTTTTTATTTTTTGTTTTTTTCTTTGCTCGTTTGCAAACTCTTCATCACACACAGGTCCAATAGATTTTCTCCATCTAAAACCTAACACCTGTTGTTGGCTTTCATCATTTGTTCCTGTCTTATATTCTTGTTGTCTTACTTCTGAGTAAGCTTCCCAACTACCTTGATCACAAGAGTTTGTACCATCATTTAAATATTCATTTCTAGCTTGCACTGATGTGACTACAAACAAAAAGAAAACAATCCAAAAAATATTACCTGTTAAGATCTTTGATATCATATGCATGCTCCCTTACTTGATCCGCTAATTGTCTATATAAATTTTCAGCCATCTCCCACGTAGCTTCAGCTGCAGATAATCTTGTAGCAACTTCAGTTAATTTATCTTCTGCTACTGTTAAATCTCTTGATAAGTTAACAATGGTTTGTTTATTTGCTTCAATAGTATCAGTTAAACTTAATACATATCTAACTGATGTAAATGTTCCAGCTAGTATTGCTGCTACCACAGGGACAATAACTATATTTTTTTTAACCCACTCAAATTTAGATAATTTACTTTTTTTCATTATTGGTGTTTTCCAGTACCGTTTCTAATTAGTTTCTCTACGTCTTCAGTTAACTTCTCTGTTCTTTTTTTTAAAAACTCTATGTTAACGGCATTGTTTCTCATACCCTTAATTTCTTCTTCTACATCCTCTAGTAAACCACTAACGTGTTCTACAATCATAAAAAGCTCTGCTTCTCCAGCTGATTGACCTAACTCACCTCTTGGGTATTTAATTCTAAACTCTGTGTTTTGTTCTAAATCTTTTTGCATCAATTCTATCTTTGTTGAGTGCTGATTGAGTGTTTCGTGTAGGCCGAAATAAGCCCATGTCCCGATGGCAACCATCGTGATTAAACTAGCAACCGTCTTCATCGGCATCTGTACGGCAGCGGACTCAGAAATTTTTAGGGCCATAAATTACCTGTTGAATCTTGACACAATCCAGTTCCAGACAGCTTTTATTTTGTCCCAAACTTTACAACAAATGTTTTTACATTTTTCAATCATGTTTCTTCTCCTCAATTTCGTAGAAGAACTTATCAGTATCTTCTGTTTTCCATTGACTTGTATTCTCTACATTCCACTCTGATGTTTGCACCTTCCAATCTGGGACGTTATCTTTCACCGTAAACGATGGTATATCCCATATACATCTATTGTTGGGTTGTGCTGCATAGTTCCCGTCGTCTAGGGCTATGATGTGAGCACATTTGTGCTCGTGCGGAATCTCTGAGTGGTCCGTATCTAAGATATTAGCTTCAGGATGGGCAAAGTCAACAGTAAATAAGTATTTACCAGGGTGCCATTTCTTGTCTTTTCCTATGTATTTACCAGCTTGTGCTTCTAAAATATCCCAAGAAGTAACAGCAGGATAATAAGAGAAACAATTCCAAAGCTGTAACTCGTCAAGTCTACGTCTAGGAACTTTTTCTGGGTCAAAGCCTCTTTGAATGAACGCAGATATCGGGAGGCGATAGAAGACAGCTCCATTTTCCATAATACAATGAAAAAGGATACTACGCCCTGTAATAGCCGAAAGACCAAAAATAATGCAGTCTTCAACTTCGCCATGATGTTTCTTAAGGTCATAGAGATACTCTCTCCTGATTTGTGCGTACTCTGGTGGTATGTTTGCGTTTAAATATGCCATAATAAATCCTCATTTGATACTGCCCCAGTTGTCTCCCTCTTCATAATCTACTTTGTTAGGAACTTCAAGTGTGACCGTTGACTCCATAATTTCTTTAATCTTACTAGCTTCTTTTGAATCTTGCACAGATATATCTAATTCATCATGCACTTGTAGATGTGGTAGAATGCCTTCAGCATGTAGATCTATCATAGCTTTCTTTGTCATGTCAGCTGCAGATCCTTGTATCAATCTGTTCAAAGCTTTGTATGTGTATGCTCTTCTGATCCCTGGTCCGTGTTCCGCCAGTGCTGCATCGTGAGGTAATGGTTTATGTATACCGAATTGATTTGGTTCCCATAAATGAAACCTACACAATCTACCTAGAAGCGTTCTAACTTTACCACGTTGCTGTGCTCTACTCATCACTGCATCCATAAGCTGTTTAACAAATGGAACTTTTGTATGGTATTGTTTAAATAATTCTTCTGCTTGTAACTTGTTTATGCCAAGCTCTGCTTGTAGTTTGTTTTTACCCATACCATAGAAAAGACCCAGATTGATCGTTTTAGCTTGGAATCTACCAATGTCAGCCATGTCAGCCACGATCTGATGGAAGTCTGCATTCTCGTTCTTGTATGCATCCACTACATCCTCTACAGAATAGAATCCTTGTAGTGCAGAGTAGTGAACAACAAGACGTGGTTCCTGCTGGTTGTAGTCAAAACAACCCCACTTACATCCTTCTTCAGGTATAAACAAACTTCTGATCCGTGGTCCGAGATCTTTGTTCCTTGCAGGTATCTGCTGTAGGTTTGGATTATTCATACTGAATCTACCTGTAACAGTCCCGCCGCTATCACCACGTAACTGGTTTATCTCAGCGTGTATTCTACCACGCTGTGAATATTTAAGTATTGTATCTATAAAAGTTGTATGTGCCTTGTTAATCTCTCTTGCCTTTGCAATCGCTTGTACAATCTTGTGTGGGTGATTAGCTAAAAAGTTTTTAGTAAAGCTTGGTGCCTGTGTCTTTACTGTTCGTTCATACGGTAAACCAAGTTTATCAAATACTTTAGCAATAGATCTTGCAGCCCATATCTGAACATCTAGTTTTGTTTCAGCATATATGCCACCAAGTAATCTTTTTTCTTCTTCTACCATTCTTTGTTTTTCGTAAGCCGCCCTGTCTGCATCTACACGTACACCTAGGAATCTCATATCAACTAGAACAGGAAACAATTTAGTCTCCATATTAAATATATCTTCAATGTCCTGGTGCATTATTTCTTTTTTAAATTCTTGCCACAACTCCAGTGTAAGTTGGGCGTCACGCTCTGCGTAAGCTCCAACGTACATAGCTGGTAGTTTGTACATCTCTGCTTTAGGATCTACACCCCAAGACTTTGCTGTCTCTTGCAATACTGTTTCATCTTTACCTTTGCCAATGTAGTCTCTTGATAAACCATTTAAATCATACCTGTATCTATTCTCATCGATAAGAGATGCAGCTATCATTGTGTCTACGATCTGTCCTTTAACATTTATACCGATAGATCTTAACCAACATATGTCATACATGGCGTTGTGAAATATCTTTGTAGAGTCTGTATTCATCTGGTCTTGTAACCATTTGAGAACCATCTTACGATCCATGTTACCACCACCTTCATGTGCTATTGGATAATATGCACACCAATCGTGTGTTGCTAAAGATATACCAACCACATCACCTACACCCACGACAGAGCCAGACCCCATTCTTTCATTTAAGTTTGGATCTTTTGTCTCTAAGTCTATGGCTATCTCATCATACTTACTTAGATCTGGAAAGTCTGTTGGTGGTATCCATTCTGTTTGTGGTCTAAATAGTGGAGTTTTCATTTTTTTGTACCTTTTCTATGTTAGTTAATTTTTCTATATCTTCGTATGGAACCATTGTAATTTTATCTAATCTACCTTCCCTTTGATAAATTTTATAAACACCCTTTCCTTTTTCGTAACCTTTCTCTTTTAATTTATCAACCACGTGGTTTAATAACTCTTGTCTATCAACCAGTAACCAATACTTGTTTCTTTCAAAAGCAATGTAATCAGCTTTACCTTTTACCCATCCAGGCTCACCTCTCACATTAGTCCCTTCAACCCAAGCTATATCATCTTGTGAGTTGTTGTCCCATCTGTTTTTCTTTTTCATTCCTTTGACATCAAACTTATAAAGTTTATTTTTATACTTACCTTTGACATCCCAGTGTTCTTTTATATTTTCATATTTATTTGCCCATATTGGGTCAATTAAATTTTTAGCAAAATTTTGTTCAGATATTTTTGCTTGTTTTATGTATTCTTCCCAAGCCATATTAATAATCCTTACATTCGCCAGCTATTGCCATGTACGCAGCAGCATCAACATAAGTATCTTCTGTTGGTTGACCAAATTTAGTTCTTGCTACTTTTAACAAAGCCATCATCACAGCAGCATCGTGTGCCGTAATCTCTTTGTCTAAATATGCCGACCATAACTTTCCAATGTTTGCATGGTTTACTATTTTATCACCATAGGTTTTTGCTCTAGGTCCAGCAATTAATTCTTTTGCTAGTTGTAACGCTTCTTCTGTTTTCATATTTTATATCCTTTGTATATATCTTTTGGTCTAATGATGTGTAAATGATTCTTAGTTCTAGTTGCACCAACGTAGAACAATCTATTCTCATCATCAGGATTTTGTTCGTAGTTTCTTTGTGTGTTTCGAGATAGATCTGTCAGGAGAACCACGTTATCCTGCTCACCACCTTTTACCCCATGTATTGTAGATAAAACAATTCTAGGTTTAGAATTTAACTTCTCACCGTTTTCCCTCATACGTCTTATATATCTTATTTTCTTTTGGGGTGCATCATCAAAAGCTTCAAACCAAATCTTATCTGTCTTCAACCAACGTCTTTCTTGTAGGTTTGACATCTTGTAAGTTACATCTTTGTCTAAAAGTTTTAAT